TTAAGAAGTGTAATAAAAACTGGGAACAAACTATGGGATTTCTAGCTAAAAAGTAAATATCTGCGTGTGCATCTTATTCGTTTCAAATAAAAATTTATATTCTTGTAATCTTATAAAGAATATTTTTTATGAAGATCATAAGTTTTGACGTTGGAATTAAGAATATGGCATATTGCATCTTTGATATATCTGCAACACAGCTTTCTATTGAGGGTTGGAATGTTCTCAATCTATTAGAGGAAGAAACCACGAGCGAAATATGTAGCCAGATTATTCCAGGGAAAACTAAGAAAGTTTTACCAAAACCATGCACAAAGATAGCAAAATATAAGAAAAATGGGCAATGCTATTGTGAGAAACATGCAAAAAGTTCTCAGTTTATCATTCCAAATAAGAAGAATTCGCTAACACATTTAAAAAAATTAAAAGTAGATGAATTAACTAAGCTTTATATTAGCATCTTTTTCACGGAGTCACCAAAACTTAAAAAGGATATTTTAGATAAAATAGTAGATTATTACGAAAAAACAACTTTTGAACCTATTATAAAAAAGAAATCTAAAAATGCATCAGATACAGATTTAATTACTGTTGGTAAAAACATGAAAGAATTACTGAATAACGTTGAGAAAATATATGATGTGACTCATGTTATAATAGAGAACCAAATATCTCCTATAGCGAATCGCATGAAGACAGTTCAGGGTATGTTAGCGCAATATTTTATTATGAAAAATTCAGATATTCATATCGATTTTGTTTCTTCTGCGAATAAATTAAAGAATTTTAAGCCATTGGAGAATACTTTAATAGAAAATAATGAAAGCGGATATAAAAAAAATAAGAAAGATGGAGTTCAGTATTGTCAGCAGTTATTAGATTCAAATCCTGGTTTAAAAAAATGGGAAAGTGTATTGAATACAAAAAAAAAGGACGATTTAGCTGATTGTTTTTTACAAGGAATGTGGTATATTCAGAAAAATATCAATATAAAATATAATGGCTGATAATAGATATTCTATAGTAATAGATGATTATAAATTTACATTATTGTTTAAATGTGTATTTAATAATAGAACAAACGTTAAGATAGAGAGCGAATTAATTAACCCTCCTGATGGTATTGACCCGGAAAATAAAAACTTGTTTGGTATATATTTCTGGGTTTACCAATCCAAAAGTGAATTGGGACTCTGGCGTTTTTGTTCTAGACAACGTTATGATAATGTTATATTATTTAAAGGAATAGATTATGTACAAACTACAATATTGCATTTATTACTACAACGGTTTATTAACGAAAATATAACAAATTTAAGGGAATTAAATCGGTCACTTGTATTATTATTGAATAATAATAGTATACCATATTATAAAGTAGAAAAAACAAATTTTGATGTATCTAGTCCTTTTGAATGTAGTGGTATGGAATATTATCCGGATATTTATAACAAAATAAACCATATTGATAGAAAAGTGATTATAAACCCATTTAGTAACATGGAAATAAATTTACCATGCGGTGTTAAAGATAAAGATATTAATGAAAAACTTAAAAATTTCTCGGATGGATTAGAAAAACTTTATACTATTGGTACAGTAGAACTTATAACGCCTAATTTTTATAATAATTTTCAAAAAAAAAATTCAAATTAGTGGAGAAATATATCGTGTCTCACTTATAAAAAAGAGGGTTTTTAATAATGATTTTAGTAGTATTTATTTATATTTTCTTAAGGCGAAACTGACTCCCATCGAATGTATACTAGAGAAAAAAATGGGTGATATGTATGAACTATTTGAAGATAAAATAAAAAATGTATGTAGCATTAAGGAACATTATATGCCTTTTTTACTTACACCAATCGATAGCAAATGTAATTTTGCAGGACTCTATAGTAAATATATATCTTCCGGTGCATATATTTGTAAGTTATTTGATTATTCTTCTTACAAGTATAAGCAATGTACAGATGAAGAGGTAAGATTTGGCCAATGTGATGAAAAGTATAGCTATATTGGATCACGATATAGTAATTTATTTCCTTTCCCTCAATTAAAAGCCATAGAAGTAGAAGAAGACGAGAAAGAAAAGTATTGGTTACCTGGGCATGCTGGTGGCGCAAAAAAAAGAAGGAAAAGTATGAAAAGAAGAATAAGTAGAAAAAAACATTGTCGACGTTCACGAAAATAATAATTTACTTCGCGTATGATTTAAAAATAAATATTGTATAAATATCATAATACGATGGAAGTTATTGATATTGGTTTAAGTGATTTAGAACCTGTTTCTTTAAATTTTAATGAATCAAAACCAAGTGTTAATTTTGGTTCGGGAATTGAGTTATTGATGAACGACAAAAAAAGATCATCTAGTAGTTTAAATATTGGTTTAGGAGAATTAGATACTCTAGAAAGCGAATTAAATGAGATTTCTGGTGCAAACACATCTTCGTCGAATAATTGGACTAGCGATACTAAGACATTAAGCGGGTTCGCATCTAACCTATTTGGTTTTAGCGCTGAACAACCTAAGAATGTTTCCATGAACCTAGATCCGGAGCCAAATGACTCAAATATTGGAGCTGCAACTCGCGAAAGCATTGGAAATACAAGGACATGGGATGGTTTTACGAAAATGAATGAAATTCCAGTATCTTCTAGCACTGCTAATATTAAGATGTCTGACAGAGAACGCCGTCGTAAGATGCGAACAATGATTAAAAAGTTGGAAGAATGGTACGCAAAGGGATTAATAAAGCATAAGTCAAATTTCGATATGGACTCTTCTTACGAAGAAGTTGAGGATGAATATGAAGGCGCATTAGAAGACAAACGTAAAAAAGATAGTGTAAAGTTGCAAGGATGGTGGTTCATGACTTTTATTAATTCCATGGAATACGCAAACGCTGCATTTAACCCGTTTGATTTAAATTTAGATGGGTGGGGAGAACAAGTAAGTGAGGACATTGATAGTTATGAAGAGATTTTTAGTGAATTACATGATAAATATAAGGGTGGTAAACTCGCTCCTGAGATATCATTATTATTACGTGTAGGGTTTAGCGCAGCGGTCCTTAACTTTTCTAATAAAGCATTATCTAGTGCTACTCCTGCATTTAACGACGTAATTAGACAAAGCCCTGAACTTATGAAAATGTTTACCAATGCAACTGTTAGTAGCATGAGTCAAGCATCACCTGGCTTCGCAATGGCTAATAATCTAATGCAAGAACAAGCTAATAAACCACGTGGACCACCACCCCCTGCTCCAGTAGAAACAAAATCGCAACCACCTCCTCAGAGACCAGGAATGGTATTTACTGAAACTCCTAACAGTCGCCCAGATATTGCAGCTGGACGTGGAGTTATGTTTAGAGAACAAGGAGCAGAAGTGAATTCAGGTTATGAGCGTTTAGATGAGCCACAACGTAGACCTATGCAACAACCACAAACTAGACCCGAAATGAGAGGCCCTCAATCAACAGATATTGATAACATATTGGCAGGATTAAAGACACGCAATGTAAATATCCATGAACAACCCAGGGTAGAGACGGTTACTGAAGATGATTCTATGATATCTATTGGTTCATTAAGAGACATGAACGGAGCTAGTATGCCGAAGCGTTCTCGTAGAAGAAATGGTTCAAATAAAAATACGATATCACTAGATATCTAATCGAAGAACCCTCATATAAGAATATAATAAACAATAATTTATTATATTATTCAATAATGTACTTATTAATAAATTGTGTACGTTCATTAGGTCTTAACAGACCCCATATAATCTTTATTTTCCGTTCTATATTTATGTCAATATTTCTATGAAAACAAATAATAACAATGTTTATAAGAAATTCCTCGTTTTTATTTTTAAGGCAAAAATGTCTACGTAATACAGTATCAAATATATTTTCTATTCCATAACTTGGTGATATATTTATATATAAGAATCTTAATAAATCGTGTAATAATATAATTTCATTAAATTGTGTCATATAAATACTTTCAATTAATGAGTAATCCGTTACAAAACTACGAATATCATTTAAAAACTTTATTGGTTGTAGTTTATATGTATAAGGTAAAATATGGTTTATAATTACATCTTCGGGTAACCTATCGATGTAAATTTTATTAAGTTCTTCGGGCATATAAATATACATTACCTCTATTTATTATATTTTTCAATAAGGTCAATTAATAATATAATAATAAAAACAATATTATATTGTTATGTGTGGAATAATAGGTTATTTAGGCAACAACAACTATAAAGAGTTTATATTATCCGGCTTAAAATTATTACAAAATCGTGGTTACGATTCAGTAGGAGTAGGAACTATCTCAAATCAATCCTTAGAGACAATCAAATATGCATCAACGAATACAAACGATGCCTTGTTTTTATTAGAAAATATACTATCTAATTCCCCTCAAAATAGTCATGAAAATTTAGCAATAGGACATACAAGATGGGCTACGCATGGTGGGAAAACTGATCTAAATGCGCATCCTCATCATGACAATAGTAACCGAATATCTCTAGTGCATAATGGTATCATTGAAAACTTTCAAGAATTAAAAGCTAAACTTACCGTGGACGGCTATTTTTTTAATTCACAAACAGATACAGAAGTGATTGCTGTTCTTATAGGCAAGTATTTAGACCTTAAATGCACGATGGAAGACGCAATAAAAAATACTATAGAAGAATTATCAGGGACATGGGCTCTTGTTATTCTTCATAAAGATTTCCCAAATAAATTATGGATGGTTAGAAACGGGTCACCTCTTTTACTTGGAATAGATGACGATTTTATAATGGTTGCTTCTGAACATATAGCATTTGGTAATTATTGTAAAACATATATAGATCTAGATAACCATGATATCGTCGAGATTACAAAAACTGATAGAACAATAACGTATAGCAAAAATATTCAACGCTATTCTATAAAAGAAAAACCTACTGATGTAATTGAACTAGCGCCTACAAATTACGATTATTGGTTAATAAAAGAAATAATGGAACAACCACAAGCCATTACGAGAGCACTAAACAATGGTGGCAGAATAGAAAGCAACATTACTGTAAAATTAGGAGGGTTAGATAATTGTAAGAGTAGATTATTAGAGATAAACCATCTACTAATATTGGGATGCGGAACTTCTTATCACGCTGGGTTATGGGCATTAGATATATTTAGACAACTAGATATATTTGATACTGTTTCTATTTACGATGGAGCTGAATTTAAAGTTCGAGATATTCCAAAAAAGGGGAAAACTGCTGTTATTTTATTATCCCAATCCGGTGAGACAAAAGATTTGCACCAGTGTATTCAAATCGCAAGAGATTACGATATGTTATCAATCGGGGTTGTTAATGTTATAGATTCTTTAATCGCTAGAGAAACTGATTGTGGAATATATTTAAATGCTGGAAGAGAAGTTTCTGTTGCTTCTACTAAATCATTTACAAACCAATGCATCGTGCTAACAATGATTGCTGTTTGGTTCTCACAAAATAGGGGTACACATATAGAAAAGAGAAAAAAAATTATTTCAGATTTACGAAAACTATCGTTTCAATTAGAAGCTATGTTTCTGTTCGATAATTTAGAAAAAGTAGAGGCAGTTTCGCATAGGTTAAAGGAAGCAACCAGTATATTTTTGTTGGGGAAAGGAAGTTCCCAAGCAATATCAATGGAAGGCGCGTTAAAATTGAAGGAAGTAGCGTATATTCATTCAGAGGGATATAGTTCTTCTGCATTAAAACATGGGACATTTGCTCTAATAGTTCCAAAATTACCAATTATTATTTTTGATATTGATGAAGAACATCGCCCCAAAAACCAAAATGCTTATCAAGAGGTTCTTGCTAGGGAAGCAGAAGTAATACGTATAAGTGATGAAGAGAAAGGAGATTTAATTATTGAAAAAAACCATACATTTGGCGGAATCCTTGCAAATGCTTATATTCAATTGCTTAGTTACTATATAGCATTGGAAAAGGGACATAACCCAGATTATCCGAAGAATTTGGCAAAAGTAGTTACTGTTTTTTAATTATTAAAGTAAACAATATTAAAAGAAAATTTAACTATTGTTTATATGTGGGAAGACAATGATAGAAATTACTACATGCAATGTAGTTTACACAATATGGGTCAGATAGGGAATGATAGTTTCTCAGAAGAGATTACTAAATATGCTTCAGATACTAATAATAAAATATTTCTGGAGATAGGTACATGGAACGGGCTCGGTAGCACAAAAGTATTTGTGGATTCGCTTAAAAATAGAAGAGATGATTATGTATTTTACAGTATGGAATGCAATAGCGATAAAGCATATTATGCATCGAATCTCTATAAAAACTATAAAAAGGTACATATTTTAAACGAAGTATTATGGAATGAAGAACCTGATGATTTTTATGAAATATTTCCTCAATGCAGATCGAACGAAATGTTTAAGTTATGGAATGAAGTAGATATGGTGAATATGAAGAAATGCAAAATATTTTTAGATAGGGGAAACATAGCAGAAATATTTGATGTTGTTTTATTAGACGGTGGCGAATTCACAACGTATTATGATTTTCAATTATTAAAAAACAGATGCAGGATATTAATGTTAGACGATATTAATGTAGATAAATGCAGATTAATAGTAAGAGAAATTGAGAATAATCCTTATAAATGGAATGTTGTAACCAAAAACATTCATGTAAGAAATGGATATCTTATTGCTGAAAGAATTAACTTAGGAGTTCCAATTTAGTTAATTCTAATTGTGTATTCACACCACTTATAAATTTATTTTCATCTTTCTCAATTAAATAAGTATCGATAGAAATATTTGTGTTATGTTTTATTAATTTTACAATATCTGTTAAATAGTATTCACCTTGAACATTATTTTTATCGATCATTGGAATGTATTTCTTTAATAATTTGCTATCTATCAAATAAATACCAGAATTAATAATTGTTATTTTTCGCTGTTCTTCTGTGCAATCTTTTTCTTCTACTATTTCAGTAAATTCTTTGTTAGAATCATAAACTATTCTACCATATCCTGTTGGATTTTCAAAGTTTGCTACTAAAATATTAGCTTGGTAACTATTTTCTATAAATTTTTCTAATAATTTTTTATTAATAAGAGGCATATCCCCATTCAATATTAATGAAAGGGAATCACTATGATAGAGTGGTAAACATATTTTAATAGCGTCACCAGTTCCTGTTGGAACTTGTTGATTTACAAAATGAACACTATTAATGTCAATATATCTTTTTAGGGTATCTCTTATTAATTCATGATGTTTTCCAGTGACAATAATAATTTTTTGTGGATTTAATGATAAGGCAGTTTGTACTATTCTTGCTAACATTGGTTTATCCTTAAACATATGAAGAACTTTGGGGATATCGGAATTCATCCTCTTTCCTTCCCCTGCGGCTAAAATAGTAACAATTAGTTTATTCGACATATATACATAATAATTACATTAATATAACTATTTTTACGAAATATTTATATTAAATATATTGTTTCAAACTTTATTTTTTTTGAATTCGTTCCATGATATTTTTCTAGATTCTACTAACGGAATACGTTCGGCGTCGTGTTGTTTATCAATATTATCTGCTCGTTTAGTTGCGGAATCAATATATAGTTCTTTTAGTATCTTACCAACCATAACAGATCCTTCGTGTTGATCTACTTTACTATCTTCAATTAACTTTAAAACAGTTAACAGTTTTGTCATAATAGTAAGATCTATCTCATTCTTTACCATTTTATTAAAGATATCAGTATAGTTATTGAACAAAAAAGTGCATTCTTTCTGACAGAGTTCAGAAAATTCAGCTTCGCCCATGGTAGGATTATTATTTCGCATAGTATCTATTTTACGGACATCATCGCGTATTAACGTGCTATGTTTAAGATTCCGAATACTTTCTGTGTTGTTATCGCAATCAGATTCGTCAATAAGCTTTTTAAGGTTTAGTCGTTCTTGTTGATTTAACTGAGACATATAAATAACAAAATATTATTTTTCTATATTATTCTAGCGACAATATAAAAATATTTAGGCCAAATATTAGAGAACATTATTATCTTATTAAATTGTATAGTAAAAATGAAATCGAGCACATTTAATATTGTAGCAGCGATTGTTGTTGTTTCTGTCATTATAATTAGTATGTTATCTTCTTGCTGCAGAGTTCAACCTTACGTTCGTGATTCACTATTCTCTAATCAATATTCATATGAGGGATTCGGAAATATGGAGTACTCGCATAATACTGGTGGAGTTAGCGATTCCTCGATAAATGATTATTCATTGTCTGCTGGGTCAGTAGATTGCAAAAAAGTAGACGGATTCGATGGCCTTTTTTGCAAACCTTTTGTGGCAGATTCTGCCATTGATAAATTTTCGAGCGTGCAAGGCGATGTAAAAAATATTGGTCAAAGCTCTGGATTATCTAATTCCAGAGGCGGATTGGTATTAGGCAGCGATCTCACAAATTTATTGCGCACTCGCGGCGGTAACCAAACTGGTGGAGCTGATCAGATTGGTTCAAAGTAAATAATTTATGCGTTAGAAAACGAATAAATTATTATTTTCGTAAATGTTTACTAGGTTTCTTCGCAGGTTTCTTGACAGGTTTCTTCGCGGGTTTCTTCGCAGGTTTTTTGACAGGTTTTTTCACTGCTTTCTTAATTGGCTTAGGTCTTCTTAATACTTTCTTAACAGGTTTATCTTTGTTAATAATTGTTTTAACGTTTTTCACAATACCTTTAACGTTTTTCACAATAGATCCAACCTTTTTTACACTCTTAGCTACATCATTTACTCTTTTAGATACAGTATCTACACCTTTAGAAACAGTATCTGCAATGTTATCATTTGAATCGCTATATGCAGTTTCCGAATAATTAGGTTCCGACGAATCAGGTTCAGATGAATAAGATGTGGATGAATAATCGGTTGTTCCTGTATCATAAGAAGAAGAACTACCATAATCTCCTCCACCATACTGCAGTTCTCGCGTATAATCGCAATAACTATTTCTTAGAAAAATGCTAATAAATAAAAAAATAGAAAAGAATTTCATAATATAGATACTATAGATAATTATTTCTCTAGATTATTTTTCCGGGAATGTTTTATAACATAGTTCGCAGTAGAATATCTTTTTGCATGACTCGGGTGCGGTATCAATATAATCCTCAACGATTTCGTGTTGGCAATATTTCTTTAAATAATCATTTGCTAGCTTAACAATTAGTGAGTATTCTTTATTCTGCAAAGAGATAGGTAATCCACCTAAATACGCCAAAGCCCTTGACATTAATTCTACGTCGCAGTGTTGGGAATCCATAAAAAATATAATTAATACAGTATGTCAATATAATTTTATATGTTTTATCAAAATTGTTTTAGAGATGGATCTTAAACGTACATCGCAAACAAGCTCTGATTCTGGCGTTCTTCATTTTTAATCAGAATATCGACTACCTTCTTTGTTACAGTAAACGGGAACTTTACTTCCAATTCGATATCCTTCCCGAAAATCGTCGAATCTGGCTTAACTAGACGGAACAGATTCAGCTTAGTGTAGATGATCTCCAAACAACGCTTCAAGTTACGAACGCCAGCTTCCTCATTCGTGAGCGAGGAATTGGAAATAATGTAATCAAGCGTCTCGTTCGGGATAACAATATCTTCGTCACTGAAGTTTACTTGTTCGCGAATCTTTGGTAGCAAGTAGTTTGCGGAGATAGTGACCTTCTCCTTAGCTTCGTATCCCTTCGTCTGAATTCTGTACATTCGGTCTCTTAGAATAGGATTCACCTTACTCTCGTCGTTGTAACTAAAGATAAAGAGACACTTGCTCAAGTCAAAGTCAAGCTCAGAGAAGTACTTATCGTGGAATTGACTGTTTTGCGAGGTATCCGTAAGGTGAGTAAGAATGCCAACAATCTCTTCGCCTCTAGGAGTATCACTAATCTTATCAAGCTCATCAAAGTAGATGACAGGGTTCATGCACTTGCTATCAATCAAGATCTGCACAATCTTACCCCATGTACTTCCTTCGTAGGTGTAAGAATGGCCTTCCATTTTTCTTGCGTCGCGGCTTCCACCGAGAGCGATGAACGCGAATTCACGTCCAAGAATCTTACTAATGCCCTCCTTTACGAGAGTTGTTTTTCCAGTGCCCATTGGCCCCTTAATAGCAATAGCAGTTCCCATAGCCGAAGGGTTAGCAATCCATTGTCCGATCATCTGCATAATCTGAACCTTAGCATCATTAAGCCCAAACACGCAGTCGTCCAATGTCTTCTTGGCATTCTCCATAAAGTCATGGCAAATATCAAGTCCATCATCCATCTTAACCGATAGATTCTTGTAGGTTCCAAATGGAATTCGCATGAACGTATCTACCCAATTCTTGATCTTGTAGTACTCGTTATCACCAGGATCCATTCCTCGGAGGACGTTAAGCTTCTGCATAGCAATTGCCTTGAACTTGGGAGGCATATTTGCATCTAGTAGAGCCAATCGGTATGGCCTCTCAATGTTAATGTGAGAGTTAATCTCCTTCAAATCCTTCATGATGCGGAGCTGTTCCTTGTTCGAAAGCTTCTTCTTGAAATAGTCGATCTCATTGGTTCGCTTTTTATCGTCATGGATAAGCTTATGGTAGGTCTTCGCGTTCTTGGTGCGCGCCTTCTTAATAAGCTTCTTGATTGAACGATTGCACTCGCTAATTGCCTTGCGCAGAATCTTACTCTTTGGCTTCTTCTTCAGCTGATCAGTGAGGTTTTTCTTCGTATCAACAAGCTCCAAGTACTCTTGTTCGACGTCGGTAATCTCTTGCTCTTCTTCGGAGACGGTTTCCTTCTTGACAGGTTTCTTCTTAGCTACTTTCTTTTTGGGTTCGCTAACCTCTCCTTCCTTCTCAGGAATGTCGAGCTTCTCGTACTTCTCTTTCATAAACATCTGCTCGTCATCGCTGTCGCATTCTGCGTCATCATCTTCTTCGTTGTATGCGCATTCGTCTTCTTGACCATCCATGGTGAACATGATACTGTAGAATCCCTTCTCTTCATCCTCCAATTCTTCCTCATCCTCATCATCTTCATCTTCCTCATCTTCCTCCTCCTCTTCCTCAACACGCTTCTTCCGAGGTGATGGCTTACCTTTCTTCTTAGAATCTTTCTTGGGCTCTTTCTTTTTTTCAGAGGACTTGACTTTGTCAGACATGTACTTAGAAGGGAACATCTTAGACAAGAGTTTGCGGAACTCTCCCTTGTTCATGGGCTCGTCATCATCTTCATCCTCCTCATCCTCCTCTTCCTCATCATCCTCTTCATCATCATCATCCTCATCCTCGTCAGGGTCGTAGGTCGAATCAGTGTCTTCCTCTTCGGAATCTTCATCATCGTCTACCCATACCTCTGATTCGCTATCTGAATCGGGTTGGTTTTTCTTGAGATTGGTCTTGGACTTGCCACGGAGATTCCTCTTCTTGTCAGTCATTTTCTTAACCATGTTTTAGAATAAAACGGTAAATCTAGATTGTTTATCATGCAATTAAATTTAAATTCATGATCAATTTTTTGGCAATAATTATGTTTAAAAATATAATTATTATTATATATAATGAAAAAACGAACGTTTAAAAATAAAAAACTAAAAGGCGGTGATTGCTGTCGTTTTGAAAGACAAGGTAGAGCAGGAGAATGTCCAGGAGGAGGTAGTCGCGAAAATGAAAGGAATAATTTATATGTATATTTAGGAAATTGGCAGCTCGAAAATGGGGAAAAAGTAAGGATTGGAATTACTCGTCATGCTTACAAACATATGGACGCAATAGGAATTAATTGTTACAGCACAATGGAGTTGGTTAATTGGTTAAAACAAAATTTAGAAAGCGCAAAAATATGGGGACAACCTTTTGCTACAGGAGAGAACCTTGGCGATTTTTTATCTAGGCGGCGTGATTTTACAAGACCAATGAGCAATTTAGTTTTTAAAGCTTATCAACCTAACCCAATAGTTCCACCCAATGTTGATCCTGGTTCAGTAGTTAAATGTAGAATATTATTTAATTGTTCTAGCAGAGGTCCTTCTCAAAATTTAATTTCAGAAGAATGCATTGGCGAAGCCAGATCTTTTGAGAGAGGTGATCCACCAAGATTAGTAAGTATTTTTGAAGTGGTAAAACTTACAGGAAGGGGGGATCCAGTTTATGATTGCAATTTTAATGATGAACATTTTAATGGCGTTAAACCTTGTCCCGTATTAAATGCACTGCCACAGCAAGTTACAATAGAAGATGAGGAAGAAAAATATTGGATTCCTGGTCATGCGGGCGGTTCAAAAAAAAGAAGGACAAGTAAAAGGAGGAACAATAGAAAACCCAATATTCGCCGATGATCGAATCAACTTTTTATTCTCAATGAAAAATTGATTTAAACTAATATAAAAAATATAAGCGTTATAGTATAGGACTAAATAGAATGTCGTCGCAACGTTCTAAATTAAATGATTTTAAACCCCCCTCCAGAATTATTGGTGTCCAATTTAGTATGTTATCGCCAGAAGAAATACGAAAAAACTCTGTAGTAGAAGTAACTTCCCGGGATACGTATATTAATAATAAGCCAATTGCAGGAGGTCTATTTGATCCAAGAATGGGAGTATTAGAGCCAGGGCTTATCTGCCCAACTGATGGAAAGACATATATCGATACACCTGGTTACTTTGGTCACATAGAACTAGCGCGTCCAGTTTTGTTTATCCAACATATTAAAGAGATAATGAAG